GTGCTCAACTCACCGCAAGTTCCCCCAGTTGCAGCATCATAGGTGCCAGTAGGGGTAGCAACGCCATTCACATTCACTACAACGCCACTGCTCAGCCCTATGGCTATAACACTAGGAGCGCTAAATATTTCACCCTTAAAAATATGGTGCAAAAGGCCTGATTCTAAATAATTTGAAAGTGCGGCCATTTTAATCTCCTATTTTAGATCCTGTACGAAAAATGTTCTATAGTAATAATACACATAAAAAAAGAGCCACCCCTAGTTATAAGAGGTGACTCTCTTGATGAGCCTAGTTGATATTCTGATTAGAATGAGCCTAAAATAACTCGTCTATTATCAAGAACACCAAAGCCAATTTCAGCCCAGCCGTAGTAACCAGCTCGCTGTTGTCTGTGAAGAGTAGGATCTTCCCAGATTTCAAGCTGAGCCTTAACAGGCATTACAAAGCTGTCATTGCTTGATTGGTCTAAACCAACTACAAGCTCAGTGTCAGAACCCTGAACTGCACCAGACAATTGTCCAGTGAAGAAGTCTTGGTACTCTTGGCCTTCGCCAAGTTCGTCCATGTCGTGAAGATTAACACCAAAGATTCTAGTGATTGGAGCTCCGCCTTCAGCGGCTGTGTAGATTTCTCTACGAGTCACTTCATCAACTTGGTCTAATCCCCAGTTGCGAACATCTTCAAGAGCTTCTGGGCTGACATAAAGGTCAGTCAAGCGACCACGACCTACGGAAGCAGCGTTACCGCCTGAGTTACGACGCATAACAGTTTGCATCAGAGAAACAAGTCTCTTGCTAAACTGACCTGCAGTAGCATCAGCATCGTACACGAGGATATTGCGGTCAACGCCAGCGGCCAACAATGTGTGCCACCCGTCGTCGTTCATCTTCTTGACAAAACCAGCTTCCAGAACCTGCATAGCGCGTGCTACAATGTCCCAGCGAGCTTCACGAGCATATCGAAGTAAGTAGTCGATTGAGCTAGTGATGCTGTAGGTTGGGATCATTACGTAGTCGCCTTCGACGCTACGTTCTGGGATTCTACCGTGACCGGGATTCGTATAAGCTACATGCTCACCTTCCAAGCCCGGAGCGATAAGGTCTAGTGGAAATTCCGTGGTTGCACCCGGTTCTACGTTGATGGTTTCAAATATGTCGCCAAGAACGTTACCAACCAAGACACCCTTACGGAGTGGAAGCTCTAGGGCTTTTGCAAATTCACGTTGCGAAGCTTGTGCAACGTTAATATCGCTATCCCCAGAGTTTTTAAGTAGAGCGATGAATTCATCGCTTGGTCTATCTGTAAAAGCCATTTTAAAATTCTCCTGTTAAATAAGGGCGTTTAACCGTTTGATCCATGGTTAGGAAGATTAACTTCTACCTTAGCATATCCATCTTCGTCGATGCGACTTAGGAATCGTCCAATAGGAAGATTACCAGAAGCAACAGCTGAAGCTGCGCATACGTTGGTAATATTACCAGCTGCTGATGCTGAAGCGTATGCTACATCACCGGGAGCAACAGTAACACTGTCAATCTTATTAGTTACAACATAACCTTTTCGCAAGATGGTAACCTTACTTCCAAGCTGGACTTCGTCCTTATGTTGATTTAAATGAGTTCTTGTTAGGTCTTTGTTAACAACGTCGTTAAGCAAAATCCCAACAGGAACGTCGGTGTTGGCCGCCGCCTTTTCTTTAACTAACGCTACGCCTTGATCCATTGCTGCACCAGACCCAGTGTTAGTATAAGGCGAAGAACCGGAATCGTGAACAACAACTCCACCACGAGTAGCAACAGCTGCATTCATGAAGAAGCTGATGTCAGTTTGTAGTTCGTATCTATCTGCTTTAAGAGCCATTTCTAAATTCTCCTATACTTATTTAGTGAAAACGTTTTCAGAAAGCCACGATGCAATGCTAGCTCTGGTAGTCTCTAACTCGTCAGACTCTTCTGCTTCTACAAGTGTAGCTTCAGTAGTTTCTACTTCGTCAAAGAGTTCTTCAGAAACTTCAGCTTCTGCTTCTTCTTCAGCTTCTTGCGATTCTTCAGCTTCAGTTTCTCCAGCGGTTGGCTTTTTAGGGCCTTTGCCGAGACCTTCAGCTTCGTCATCTTTCTTGTCTTTCTTTTCTTTCTTCTCTTTTTTGTCCATGAAAGCGATTATAGCTTCAAAAGCTTCGTCTTCAAGAGACTCAAAGGTGGCAAGAGATTCGTCTACGTCTTCTTCGCTGACACCAGCTTCTACAAGAGCAGCTTTTCTCTTTTCCATCTTCTCTTTCTTTTTCATCTCTTCTACATCTTTCATGGCGACACTCAACTCTTCTTGCGAAGTAGCCAAAGCATCTTCTAACTCAGCAATCTTAGCTTGAGTTGACTTTACAGTCTCTTCAAGTGTTGCAATTGCTTCGTCCTTTGATTGAACATCAGCTTCAAAAGCTTCAACCGTTGATGCAAATTCTTTATCTTTTGCTTCTTCGATCTTTGCTTTAATAGCTTCATTCTCTTGTTTAGCAGTGGCGAGCTCTTCTCTAAGATCTGCGACCTGCTTTTCTAACAAATTATCAGACATTCTAATATCTCCTATAGAAAACTTATTAGTGCTATCGTTTACGTAAAAAGCTTTGCTCGAATTCAGTATAACACTTCTTGGGTTGGCAGGTTTTGAAACCAAGCCCTTTCCAGAAAACGATATATTACGCAAAGCTCTACCAACCTTATATCCCTCATATTCTCCAGTTCCACCGTAACACCTGAGATGTTTAGTTAAAAATGCAGAATCTTCGTCTCTTGCCAAAACTTTACCAGCTCCTTCGGGGTCTAGCAGAGCATAGTCAAAGCCTGCGAACAGGCATTCCATAGAAACGAACCATTTCCCTTCCTCTATCTGCGCAATGATTTGTGACATTCGATCTCTGTTTTCAGGATCAGTCCAACTATTATATATAACAGCTTGACTAACAATGTCAAAATCCTGCGGTTCTTTCTGAGAGTCTGCTTCGACTCTATTTCCTTGTTTGTCCAAAATATAGCTACCAGTGATATGACCTATAATGTCATTCTCATCATGCATGAAGTTAAATTGCTTATCTTCAGGCGTGTTTCTTGCGGCCCATGTTGGTTCTGATTGGAAAACGTCATCGTTTTTATTCCATCCAGTTGAAACCAGCACTGACTCAAGATAGTATAGATCTATCTGATCTGGGTTACTTTTTGCTAAAAGCTTTTCAAGCTGCGCTTCAACCTTTGGGCTTACATCAGCCTCCGGTTGTAAGTGCACTATGCTAGCTTCAGAGCAGTAGGCTATAGAGGCGTTGGTTTTGATAACCTCCCCTAAGCCGTCATTGATTTCTTGTTGGTATATTTTCATATGTCTTACCTCTAAAATAAATATACACAAAAATTTTTAATTAGTGCCAATGAGCCCTATTTACAAACATATTCAACGTAGCATCCGATGGCGCTTCGTCTGTAGACATCTATGTTCATTGATGAGGTATCAATATTTTTAGCAGCCAAGCACTGACAAAACTCTTTTGGAGATAGAGCTCCAGCAGATAGTTTGTCGTGAATTATCTCCACGCTTACCTGTTGTAAAGGTTCTAGATTAGTGAGAACATCTAGCTTGATTTTTTCCATAGAAGCAACTTCTGCTTTTGTTACCTGCCTAAGATTTTTCTTATTGTTCATCTTTAAGTAGGCATCTGTAATTACCTCTGACACAGTATCGAATGTGGACTGTGCCCAGATTATAGTCTCTGCCAATCCCGGAGCAGATTTTGGCGTCTCAACACGCTGCTTTCTTGGCCCTTCGTCCAACTTGAAAGGAGGTCTACCATTATCCTTTGGCGCCTCTTTCTTATTGGGAGCTTGTGGCGATTGCTCCTCCTTCTTTTCATTAAGGTCGGCTTGCTTTTCTATTTTTTCCATCTCTTTCTTATGATTAGCATTATGGAATGGACTAGCCTTATCAGGTGCTTTGTCAGTCTCTCTTTCTTTATATTCCCTTCTGAGTCTGATCTTTTCAACAGACGGTACTTCGTGGAATCTTTCCAATACCGTTTCATGACTGATGATGTCTCTATCTGCGAGCTGTAAAAGAAGATTCTTCTCGGCAGCGTCATCTGCTAGGCTCATCTGGTCGTAATGAATTTCTGCTGCATATCTAAAGCCCATAGCTTTTCTGACAAGCTCTATTTCATGTTGCCAGAACTTAGTCAACAAACTCCTACCGTACTGAAGTCTCTCTACCAAGGTTTTAAGACTTATAAAGTTGTTGGTAAAGCCGCCTCCATTTCCAGCCATGCCAGTAAGGGTAGGAGGAACACCGAGACCTGCGTAAATACTATTTAGTACAGATTGGTATTTTTCAGACCCTAAGAATTTATAGACTTGACTGTTTGACTCTGTGTAGCTTAGCTCTGGCCCCCAGACAAGCTCCATAGTTCCGCCACCAACATTACTAGCAAGAATGTCTCTCAGTTTATTAATAGCGGCTCTGTTTGGAAGGATCTTATGGTCTAGATTACCAAGAGTCCAGAGTCGGATATTTGATATTGCCCCATCTAGTGCAGAAAGATCGGCAAGCCGCATTTTTTCCAGCATTATAATATCATCGAGGATTGCATAAATCATGGGATTTGCCCACAACTGCCAATCGTCCTTTTTATAATGAAATACCTGAAGTCTTTCTTCGTCTAGTGGGATCTTTTTCTCGCCTCTTTGAATAGCCCGCTTCACTTTTGTGGGTAGTGTTTCCAGAATGTTTGGCGGAATATCTCCGTTCTTAAACTTATCGTTAAAGACGTTGGTGGAAAGGTTGAACGACTTTTTGCCCATGAACAGATTGAGTTCTCCATCTTTCATATCTACATTCAGAGGGTTGAAAAAATTATATCTCCAAGGTATAACGTTTCTAGTCATATTTGGAATTTCTACCTTGATGTCATTTGCGACTGACTTCATATACTTAGAAAGTTCTGGCGTAACATTTGCATTACTTCTGTATACTACTACGTTTCCACACCTATATAGGGTGTTCAAGAATCGCTCAGATCTCTCTTTACCATTACATTTTCTAAACCATTGCTTAAAGAACTTTTCTGCACTCTTATTCTGGTGTACCAAGCTAATGCCTTGGCTACCAAAGTCGCCCATTAAATCAATAATATTTCTGATAATCCCCACTTTAGAATACGCATCCATGCACATCTTAATCATGCGCTTCTGCTCTCTAGGAACCTGCTCATCAGGTCTAAAGGCATGGTAATCCATTGATGTAAATCCGGGACGTACAGAACGATTAGACTCTATGTCTTTAAAATTCCTGTATGCTCGATAGCCAACGCTTTTTGTCACGCCGTCATAAGAATTAACATTATCAGAAAATGCATCCATGGCGATAGATTTGCTTGCGTCGTCGTGCCAAGTTACCATATTATTGTCTGTCATATCATCGCCTATCAGTTAATTGGAATGTAATTGGAATGGATTATAGAAATTATACACGGATGACTAATAAATGTCACCCATGTTTTCAGTAAACCAATTTGGCCCACTGTAAAAGTCTTCTCTTTTCTTGGCCTTATAGTCTTCACCAGCGGTGGCAAAGCCTCCGTAGAAGCTGTAGGCTTGAGGGGTTGGAGTTCTCTGCAGAACTCTACCAGCCATGTTAGCCATGATTAATGCTGAATAACGGTCTTTCCTCATCTTACTCTTCTTTCCCGTGCCTACAACGACTTCTGGAGTATCCCATCTATCCCTGCCTGTAGCGGTTTGAGTAATCTGAATCATTGACAACTCATCCTTGAGCTCTTCTATATCCATAACACACTCTTCTAAAGTATCAAAGTGCCTACCCTTCAATCCATCATCAGCATTGGACAATCCAAGGCTTATAGAGTCAAAGAATGGGAACAATAAAACCTTGTCCTCGAAATCCTTTCTAAGTCCATGATTAGCCTCAGCAAGCCAGTCATACTTTGCGAACTGACACATTTCTAATATATGCAGTCCACGCTCATCATCTGTGTCCTTTGGCTTGTCGTCATCTATGGTTGGCCATATGGCTAGTTCGCCCTCTTGTATCTTATCCCTGTCGTGTAAGGACTCCATAACGGCTATACCGCCGCCCTGAGCGTCCATAGCTATGTGAATGCATGGGAACAGCCTCATGAGGTCTCTGATCTTCCTAGCGCAATAGGAATAGAAGTCTGTCTCAGTAGAATATCCTCTTTTGACCTTTTCTTTATGCTCAGATCTTGTAGTAGTCCAGCAATGAACAATTCTTCTATGGTCTGGATTCACCTCTATGACAACTATACTAAAATTATCAACTTCAGACGCAGGGTCAACTCCAAAGATATATCTTTTATTAGGATCTCCAATAAGGCTAGCTTCAAAATGTATTTCGTCTCCTTTAGAGTTTTTCAATACATTGTCGTTAGAAACAACGCAAGACTCTATCAGCGACCTCTTGAAAAAGCCCTGACTGTCCCTTGTGAAGCACGCACCAAACTCCATTTGATAAATACCGGCATGGACTGTAGCTTTAGATCTAGCCACCTGAGCAGCGTCCATAAAGCCCTCTGGCAAGAGCTCGTAAGGGATGCGGATAATAGAGTACTGAGTCCAGTCAAAGTCTTTAGGGACATCCTCTCCACCAAAAACTTCTCTGAGCCTCGATTCAATTCCTTTGCTCTTTATGATAGTCTTCCACTTCTTCCAGTAAGTTGCAAAGTGGTTGAAATCGTAATAAGCCGTACCTGAAAGAATAATTTGGTTGTCTTTATTCTCTATGGTTTCTTCTTTTTTCTTTTCTACTTGAACGCCAAGCTCTTTAGCTCTTTTCTCCGCAGCAAGTCTTTTAACGTTGTCAATAGGATCTGCACTAACAGCGGCAAAACCTGCGACAACATTCTCAAAGATATCTCTAGGTATGGAAGCAAATTCGTCAGATATAATATCGTTAGCACGTTGACCACGAATCTTTTGTCCGTCACCAAGAGGTAAGCATGTTACTGTGCTATCGTTTATGCGCATAACACATCTATCGACATCTCTTCTCGGCCCACTAGTGTCACTACATATGTCTCTTAGGATTGGAGCATTTCTCCATATGGTTTCCATGTACTCAAACAAGACCTTAGACTGTCTAAAAGCAGCACCTACTACCACAACTTTTCTCTTTGGCAGCAATAAGGCTCTAAGCAGTGAGTATAGAGATAACATAAATGATTTACCGAAACCACGACTAGCAATTAACATCGGAAATTTTCTACTCCACATTTCATGAAGCATCAATGCTTGCGATGGTAAGATCTGAACATTTAGTATATGCTTGCAAAGGAATGAAAAATACTCCGGCCTCATCATCAGGTAGGATAGTCTTAGGTGGTAGTCTTCATCTGAGACTTTTAATATTGACGTGGGATTGAAAATATCTTTATCATCAATATCCAAACCCAACCAAGCGTCGTCTATAGTTTTTAACTCTTTTGTCATTTTAAACTCGCTAACCCTCTATACTTCCTTGTTGACAGAACCCCGTCTGCGAAACCGTAATATACAGCCTCGTTGCTGCTGAGATACCAATCCCCATCCTTTAGCTTTTTCTTTATGAACGTCTTAACCTTGGCCTCTGTGGGCTCCTCGTATCTTTCTTTGAAGAACTTGCCCTTTATACAGTTCGTGACATATATGTCTAACATCGAATCTAGTATAGTGGTCTCGAACTTTGACCAGCTCTGGGTGTCTAGATAATTGCCGTAATTTGAGCTACTTCCATAGTGAGACATGAAGTAGGAGTTTGGCATCATTATTCTTGTGTCTGCAGCTTGCAGGATTATACTGCTCATTGACTCTGCCTGACCGTACACTACGATGGTTACGTGGGATCTGGCGAGTTTAATAGCATCGTATATAGCCATTCCATCACCCCAGTTTCCACCAAGGCTGTGCATATGAATAAGTATTGGTTCATTTTTAATAGAGTCCAAATGTCTAAGGTTTTTGATAAACGTAGTAGCCATGCGGTACTCTACGCCGGGATCATCTTCAAACGGGCCATAGTGACCGTGTAGATATATCTCTCGCTGCTTAAGGTCTATATTTTGACCATGTATTGATTCAATATTTTCAGTCATTAGCGTACATCTCATTAACACGTTTAAAAATACTGCTGACAGTTAAGAAAGCGTTGTATTTGTTTCCGCAAAATACCACATGTATATTATCTCTCAGCTGAAACTCCATTAAACATTTTAACATATATTTACCAGTTATTCTCAAAGTCTTTTTTTGCGATTCTGGTATTCTGCTATTTTCTGGAAAGTCAACTAAGTCTTCAAGGCTAAACTCTAACACCATAAACTTATGTGGAAAAGATTTCATACGCTCTATTTCATTCATAAACGCATGTTTCTTTTTCCCTAGATTTTGAGCTAGCTCCTCCACGCAGCCTTTTCTCTCAATACATATCTTCTCTTCCATTCCCTCAATAGAGTAGTCTCCAGTGTCTAGCTTTCTTTCTACCATGCCAGCACACTTGTCATACTCTTTGAAGAAATAGCCTTCTTGTTCTCTAGTATCTTTGATAACTGTAAATTTTGGAGCGTTCTTGTAATTAGTCATTTTTATGCACTATTTGATGAAATAACGATTCGTACAGGTGCTCGTGACCAGTGATCTCTTCATGGCACTTCCGGCATAAAGTAATGCCGTTGTCAACATCGTATCTCAATATGGCCGCACTAGACCATTTTTTTATATGGTGGGCTTGTAGTCTATACTTAGAGCCACAGTCTGGCATCTGGCATTTAAACTTATCCCGGCTATAAACTTTTTTACGCCAGTCTTTATAAACTGGATCGTCGTAGTTCCTTCTCATTTGCAAGAAACCTTTGTTATCAAAATCTCGTTCTTTATTTCTTTACATAGAAGCCTAGCCTTGCTGCTGCTGTCTTGGTCTAATATCATTTTAAATAAACCGTGACTTGCTTTAAAACAAGCTTCGTCTGGGTCATTCGCTTCGACAAAGACTATAGGGTGTGCCGAATTATATTCGTATATCCTATACTTCTTCAATCTAGCGATAACCAAGCTAAGATCCATCTCTACTTTAAATATCTTCATATAGGTCGTGTTCCATCATCAGCGTTACTAAATCTTTAAAGGAGTGTTTTGGCTCCCAACCTAATTTTCTATTTGCCTTTGATGAATCGCCACGTAAATAGTCCACTTCTGCAGGTCTGTAAAACTTAGGATCTATCACGACATATTTTTCCCAGTCGGAAATCCCAATACCTGCAAAAGCTTGGTCTAAAAATTCTCTAATTGTATGTGTTTCACCTGTGCAAATAACATAGTCATCTGGTCTCTCTTGCTGTAGCATCATCCACATGGCTTCTACGTAATCTCCGGCGTAGCCCCAATCTCTAAAAGCTTCCAAATTCCCCAGTCTTAACTTAGGGTATTTCGGCGTCACTATAGCATCCGCCATCATTTTGTTAAGGACTATATCATCTTCCGTGAAAGAAATAGATGAATGATCCGGCGATGGAACATATGTAGCCAAATCTAAATGGAGATTTCGACACCATTTTGAAAACCCCCCAATCCACTTAGTGATTTTCCGAGTCACGAAATTTTCACCACGGCGTGGCCCTTCATGATTAAATAATATTCCGGCACTTGCATGTAAGCCGTAGGCTTCTCGGAACAATCTTACGGCGTAGTGAGCAGCGCATTTAGCTATAGCATATGGAGACTGTGGCAAGAATTTAGTTTCCTCGTTCTGGTATTTCTTACCGTCTCTACTGACACTATATGAGTCGCCAAACATTTCGCTTGATGACGCTTGGTAGAATTTACACTTGAAAAGACCAAGATCTACTATGGACTGTAAGATATTGAAACAGCCCTTGCCCGTAATATCCCATGTGAGTCCGGGTTGCTTAAAAGAGACTCCTACATGCGATTGTGCTGCTAGATTATAGACTTCATCTACATCATCGTTATCTCGAATGATACCCAAGACACTACTTACATCTGTAATGTCTCCGTGTACCAGATCGAATCCGGGTCTTCCAACAAGATGCCGTATTCTCTCCGTCGTGTCTACACTGCTTCTTCTAGCTACTCCAATCACATCGTATCGTTTCATCAGAAGTAGTTCCGCCAGATGGCTTCCATCCTGCCCTGTTACGCCAAAAACAATTGCTTTCATAGTTTCTTAGTCCTTTTTACTCTAGTCCTATTCTCTTTGACCGAAAGTGGTCGTATGTTCTTATAGTTGCAGCACTCTCTGTACTGCTTGTCATCTGTCAAATCAAAAGAAGAATATGGACGTATATGATCTATTTCCCATACATCGCCCTTGTTCTCCCAGTTCCAACCATCTTCAAATTGATTCTCTATGTGACTTCTTAGTTCTTCTCTTGTCGCCCCAAGCAGCTTGTATGCTACACTGCCGCGCTTTGCCAACAGCTTGCCGTTAACTACATGATTCAAATAAGTTTGCGCATTGGCGCGCTTAAAGGCGTGCTCATTGTTTTTTCTATAATCATTTCGCTGCTTGTTGTAGCAAGACTTACAGACTGAACAAGTAGTATTGCTTTGTCTCCTTCGTGACTCATCTCTCACTTTGTTACATCTGAAGCAAAGAAAGTCTCCGTTATGCAGCCAGTCAATGCGTTTAGAGTGAACCCTGCCCAGCTTACCCCAGTTGTTAGCGGCTATTCTGGCGAGTAAAGGGTCGTGGTTCTCAGGAAACAGCTTTATCTCTATTGTTACTTTGTCTACTACGGCAACAACCTCTGCAGGAGTCTTTCCTATAAGACATCTCTCACCAATAAGCCTTTCGTTCTTACGCAGCCTACTGACGCCCATCTTCGAGGCATATCCCATAATTGTTTGATACGAAACGTCGTATCCAATTTGTTTCAATATTCTAACGCAGTCATCTGCTCCTCCATGCGGATAGAACCTCTCAATCACGGCCTTTATCTTTTTTATTCTAGCTTTTGTTGGACTTAAAGTCTTCATATCAATCCTCAACGGTGTCAGGTGTCAAAAAGGGCTGGTCTACCAACCCGTCCTCGTATTTATGAAAGGCACGAAGCCTATTCTTCTCTTGTTCCATAGCCAATCGCATTTTTTCCATTTCATTACCGTATTGTTCGGTAAGATGCGGGTTTTGCATCAAATGTGCAACCCATCCAGTAAAAGTCTGCTTTGAATCCTCTAGACGCTTGATTCTCTGCTCTCTCGTACCCTTCATTTCCTTGAGCATGGCCGACTTCTTTGTTTGCAAGTCGCGGTAGTCTCTATTGAGTGATTCCTGTGCGGCGCGCAGAGAGGCGATTTGACGCTCTAGGTTTATAATGTAGTCTCTATCCTGCTGATCGGGATCTGTGGCCTTCTCCGTGGCTACCAGCCCCTCAAACGCCGTAATCTGATCTATGTTTTCTTTATTTGACTTCAGGCACCTGTTCATTAACAATTCGAGTTTAATCACATCGACAACCTGCAACTCTTCTGTTGGAAACACATCATCCTTAAACTGACTAATGATTCTACCCCAGTGATACTTAAAGAGGGTCAACTCATCTGCTGTGAACTGCTGCTCCAACTCGATCCAGTATGGACGGTCTACTACCTCGTAGGCGGCCTGCTCTAAGAACGAAAGCCCCTTCTTTAATTTCTTTTTAATAAAAGTTTGTATACTGTTAGGATGACGATCCAGATTTGCTGCAATGTCTTCTACTGGCATTGAATCAGCGTTCTGTGTAATATAGCGGGCCTCAGCGTTAGATAGTCTACCCTTCTTCATGTCCGTGTTCCTCTAATATATGTTCTATAATAAATAGGACTTCTTCTTTACGTTTTTTAGGTACATATACATCATTGACTATTTTAAGATAATCTGATCTGTACTCAGCGGGTAATTTAATGTCTAATACCCTTGTTATCTCTTTATAGTCTACGGACTCTACGTATTCCTCTTTGTCGTCATCTAGTATATATTCTTCATTAGCGAGTTGTCCGGGTTTCATAACCTTAGCTTTTTGTTCTTCATTACTAGTGAAGTGGTTATCTCGTACAAAGTTCTTGAGGCGATTAGATAAGTGGACAGATAAGAAGTTTTCTAGTGGTCTTTTTTCATCGTAACGAGGAAGTGCTTCCATGCAGATGATAAATGCCTCTTGTTTCATGTCATTCATGTCGTATCCGTAGAATGTATACTTGGGGGCGATTCTGTTAACGACAATCTCTATCTGGCTAACAACATTCTGCGGTGTCATATTAGAAGGTATGTGCATATTAGTCTTCCTCGGCTATCCTTATCCATTTGTCTCCATTAAAAAATTCTAAACACTTTTTGTCTGTGTTGTAGATGATCATACCCTGTTGTGCGGGAGGTTTTTCCTTGTTGTTGTAGTTATCTGGTGCGAGACGTACTACTGGCGTAGATATAACAGCGTTTTTGCGTGTTAAGTTAATACGGCGAGTTTTTATGTCGTGCTGCTTCTGACTTTCGTTAAAAGATTCAATAATAGCCTCTTTCATCATTTCCTTGAACTCTTCTTTGTCAATCGACTGAATAATGTCGTCTTTTCTTCCCAAAAGAGCATTCTCTTCGATTTCTACCGGCGAGACTGTATATGAGTCACTTGATGCTAGGATAGTATTGGGGGCGGCGTAGAATTCTAGGGTGGTGCTCGGTTGAATAGAGGTAATTCTGAAAATACCATCGTCTTCGGGGTCAAATTTCTGAGGTGGCTGCTCAGGAAGCGTTCTTCTGACCTGTTTTGTGATTCCTACCCCTTCTGTCATGGAAATTTGTCTGTGTAAGAGATGTTGGTCACCATTTATCTCAAAAAGTCCTATTCCAGTCTCAAAATTGAGCACTCGTTGTCCATCAAGCTCTTCAATTAGGTAAAAACACCTATATCCATCGCCAATCACGTCCACGAACCGAGTTCCTTCACGTTCCCACTGTCTTGTCTTCGATAATTCCGGTAAGCAACCGAAACCTTCGAGTATCATAGTGGTGTCTCGTGCAGAACGGGCTCTGCCGCACTCCTGAGCACCTTTATGGTATTTATTCTTGTTCTTCATCTGCATCTTTCTGATCTAGCAGCTCAGCCAGAGATTTATCCTCTGTTTCGAGTTCTTCTGCAACTTCTTGCTCAAGAGCAGCTGTTGCTTTGCATGTCAATTCAGCATCTACGGATTTAGGGGTTTTTTTATTCATATCATTAATCCAATTGTTTGTTTGAGTAATCTAACTGTCTAATTATACACTTCTGGACGCTAAAAAACACAACAAAGTCGCTAATCGAAACTATTTGGGGCGTAAGGGGAGAGGATTGGGTAATACATTGCTTTGGTGTGAGTCGGATTGCGTATGAACCCCGTCGCGTTATTGAGACACAGTCTCATTAAGCATGGTCGAAGATAAAACTACCCCCTAAAAGTATTTTGGCTTTTTCTGAGAATTATTAAAGATTGCTATTGACTTTTGACGATATATATGATATACTTAGTATATAACAATTAAGAAAGGTTGAAACATGTTTGACAAAATCATAGACACAATCGGCAAGACTTCATTAGTGATAATCATTACCTATGCTGTTTACTTTTATATATCAGAATTAATTAATATTATTTCTTAAAAAAAGACTAAAGGCTATTGACATTTCTAGCCGATAGTATATAATAGAGACATAACAAACAACGAACAAAGGAAACAACATGACACACAACGAAGCTAAACTTGAACTGTTCATCGTAAACTATAACATTACTAAAACTGTTGTAGCACATGCAAACGAACTAGGACAGTACAATAAGAATTGCTTAGTCAATGATCTGCAACGATTATGGGACAGAAAAAAAACCTTACAAAATATTATAAATAGTTAAGATTGCTATTGACAAATACCGATACTTAGTATATACTACTAGTATAACAATTAAACAAAGTTCTCGAAAGGAACACAACATGAAGATTACTAAAGTAACAAGCAAGAGCCAAGCTAAACTAGAACTGTTCAAGACTGATCGACGGATCGAAAAGAAGATTGAACAACACGTTAATGAGTTGGGCAAACACAACACTGATATAGTTGAGCGTGAACTAGAAAAGCTTTGGGCTAAGAAAAGTATTTTAGTTTCTTACATAAATAGTTAAAGATACCCCTTGACAAATGCCGATATATATAATATAATAAGAGCATAACAAACAAACAACATTCCAACGAAAGGGAATACACAATGAGAGTTTCAGACTTACAACCAAAACGCTTTCCAGCGTCACCATCAGTAGAGCTTCCTAATAGCGATGCTCACCGATTGTTTACTAACGACTTCAATAAGAATAGTTTCATTGAAGCTAATGGAGATGTTGAGATCGTTTGGAATAACCAGTATAAGTACTGGGCAGTACCAGCCTTTGCGGAAAGTCGCAAGGCTTACGGTGATGCTAAGCAACGCTACTGTGAGCAACACGGTAGTGAGTAGATGGGTAGCGTGTTGCTATTCCTGAGTGAAGCCTAACACTATAACAATGGCGCATCACTTAACTAAAGGATAAACATAATGGACTTTGTTATATACAAATCAGAGGCAGACAATCAAGGGCGATTGGTTGAGCTTGTACACAATAAACATTGTGAGGTATACGAGGTAATCGTTGATGGTATACCAGTGTTTAACTGTACTGACTATGAGCAGGCAGAGCATGAGTACAAGATGGAATGCGTGTAGTCTTGCCCTATCCAATCCCCTAGTAGCTGCCTGTATAGGGTACGCAGCAAAGGGGTAAGTATTGCCCCAACTAATCCCCTAGCGCCTACCTGTAGAGAGGTGCACAAAATCGGGCCCGCCGCGAAAATGCTATTGAGATTAAGTCTCAATAAGAGGTCTAAAAAAAGATTGAATTATTCTAAAAAAAAGCTCAAGAGCTATTGACAAATCTGCCGATATATATTATAATGGGAAGCATAAGAGACAAGTTAACAACAAAGGAAAATAAGATGGCCGGTTTCACAGTTAAAAAAGAATTACGATACGACCACGTTAGCCATAGATACTTGATGGAATGTAGACACGGCAAGCGTTACGCTATCGCTTCATCACATAAGAAGTTAAATCGTGGCGATACAATGAACTGTATCAGTATAACAGCAAGAAGCAACGACAGAAACTATTTGCTAAATAAATACAAATAAAGTTAAGTTTGCCCTTGACATTTGCCGATATATATAGTATACTTAAGACATAACAAACAACAACTTTTTCAGGAGTCTCACTATGAGCGACAAACTTTTCAACGCCGAACTTCGTGACTGTGCCCGTGTTAATGAAGCTGTTTCAATTGAAGAGCAACATCGTATTGCTATGGAAGCGGCAGAGAACCGCACATATACCGCTGAGGAGATTGAGATGTATGAGAGGCTCATCGAAGACGAAGAGGGGTACGAGTGGGAAGAGGTAGAAAGCGATGACGGTCATTGTGAACTCTACGCCTCTGAGCTGTATGCGGCGCAGGCTGAATGGGAAGAGGAAATGTGGGAAGGCGAACCTGTCATGGACTTGCCGAATGATCTGTTTATGGTCTTTGACGATCCTGACTATTGGGACTAACCACCCCACTGGGGGGCAGGCAAAAATCGGGGCCGCCGCGATTTAGCTCACCCCCTACCGGCGGGGTATTCAGAATAAAAGTAATATTATTTTGAGAAAATGTTGAGCGAGTGACCTAACGTGTCACGACCATGTGCGATAATATATATATAAGGAGTTAAGGAAATGATGAACAACAGAAAAAAAGCAATAGCAATGCACAACGCGAGCAAGAAACGCTTT